ACCCCACTCAGAATTTCAACCTATTGTAAATACTCAAAAACTTGGATTATCTCTACCAAGTGGACCAATAAATGTTCTAAATGTTCCAAAATATGAAATACCCCACTCAGAATTTCAACCTATTGTAAATACTCAAAAACTTGGATTATCTCTACCAAGTGGACCAATAAATGTTCTAAATGTTCCATTGGAACATATAAGTGTGGGTGATGAAAATCCACAAGTGATGATACCCGAACAAAAAGTTGGATTACGTATGCCAAGTGGAAAGATACAAATCCTAAAGGTACCAAACAGACAATTAAAACGTTTAACTACACAACACCCGCGTGATCAAAATAAACTTCGTGCAGTATCATCTAAGTCTTTTAGCATTTCAGACCTACCGGTGTTTCATCACCCACTAGAAAAACAGGACGATTCTGATAAATTCCAGCAAATTACAACTCCAAAGTTTAAGATACCAACGTTTGTAAAAAACAAAGAAGTTAATGAATCAGGCGAGTTATTAGATGTGAATGTTGCGAGTATATCATACAATTCTCCTACTCGTAATGATATGGCTGTTCTTCTTGTGTTTTTTGACTATGTTGGATCTGTTAGAATTTTGATGAACTATCTATTTATGCGTGAAAAGTTGAAGTTAGCAAATATACCAGTATTTACTATTGAATTAGTTTTACACGATCATGCTCCTAAGATCAATGATTCTATACGTGTATATGGATCGAGTTATCTTTTTCAAAAGGAGAACCTATTTCGTTTGCTTGAAAAACATATCCCAGCTTGGTACACCAAGTTGGTATTTTTAGATGCCGATGTATTATTTGATGATCAAATGTGGTACGATAACTTGTCTATTTTATTGGATTCTAAAAACATTGTGCAATGTTTTAGCGATGCTCTATGGTTAAATATAGAGTATACGCGCATACAAAAAAAGGCAGTTCCTGTTATAGATTTTGACCCAAAAATCTTGAAAGGCTTTTGGAATCATGACATTGTATATCATCCTGGGTTTGCTTGGGCATTCACTAGATCGTGGTACAATCAAATTGGATTTTATGATTTAGCAATTATAGGATCGGGGGATACTATTTTCTCACAAGCATTATTTGATTTTAAAATGTTAGATAGAAAAAATCAGGAATATAGATTATACAATGATATAGATGAATGGTGGAAACCATCAGAATGGTCATCAGGAAAGTTACCAGGAAAATTATATCACTTGTATCACGGATCACTACAAAAGAGACAATATACTTCCAGATATGAAAAATTTAATTCATATTCTAATATTCATGAAATTTCTATGAAAAATGAAGATGGTGTATATGAACTAACTTATCCAGAATTGAATGAAGCTATGAAAGAATTCTTTAAAACTCGTGATGATGATGGAATCGATTAATTAAAAACCAAAATTTAAGATCGATTGATCACAAATTTTGGGTTTCCCCGCATATATTTCTTGTATCACGTTTAGTTGCTGTACGCAAGACCACCCATGCCTGACATGACGCGAAGCACGTTGTAGTTGAGCGCATACACGCGAACCTGGGCAGTGTTGTAACCGACAACCGTGTTGAGCGACACCGTGAGCTGGAGCGTCGCCTTGTCGATACGCGAGAAGTTGCACGTACCGGAAGGCTGGTGCTCCTCAGGGCGGAGAGCGAACGAGTAGCAGTTGATACCCGTAGAAGGCGTGCGGCAGTGGTGCTGGTAGGGCTGAACCTTGTCGAAGTACGAACCCTCACGCTCCGTGAAGCGGTCCTGGCCGTTGAGCTGGAGCTTGGCAACCTCAACAGGATTCTTGCCCTCGCAGCGAACACCGGAGTCAAGGATCACCTTCGCGAGGAGGTAGTTCACACCGTTATCGAACTCCTCTTCCTGACCAGCTGTGCCTGAAGCACCGTTGATTGCACCATCAACACCTGGCACAACCATAGACGTTCCCTGTCCACCAAGCGGCTGGGTGAGCTGAGGGCTTGATGAGCTGGTACCCTGCGTGAGGAGACCCATGATGATGCCCTCCGTAGAGAAGTCATCGGAGTAGTTGAATGGCTGTTGGCCACCAACTGAGGCAATCCACTCATTGAAAGAGCAGTCAACGAAGGAGTCGCGCTGAACAACCCAGAAGAGCTCCTTCACGGGGTGGTTAAAGTTGAGCTGGATCTTGTTGGACGAGCTCGTGATCGACTCAGCACCCGTGAACTGGACCTGCTCGATGAGGTACTCATGCGACTGCTGGGCGAAGCGGCGGCGCTCCTCCGTGTCGAGGTAGACGTAGTCGACGTAGAGAGACGCAGCCGCAAGAGAAAGGGCATCAGGGCGCGCAGTGTTACCAGCAGAGCTCTCACCGTACACGCAGTTCTCCCAAGTATCAAACTCTACGTTGACGCGAACCTCGTGGTACTGAAGCGCAATAAGGGGGATCGCAACACCAGGGTTGCGGCAGAACCAGAACTGGAGAGGCACATAGAGCGTCTTGGCGGGGCAGCCGGCACGGGCAACGCATGAGAGAGTCGTCTCAGACGCCGAGCACGTCGCATCAAGGGGAGCACCAGTTGCCTTCTTGAGGAGAACAAGGTCGTGCGTGTTACCGATGAGCGCGTCGAGCGCAGCCGTAGAACCAGCCTCCGTCGCAAGCTGCGTCCAGATCTGCATCCAGTCACCGTACTGGCGGTCAATGCGCTGGCCACCAATCTCAACCTCAACCTGCTTGATGAGGCGGTGACCGATGTAGTTCACCCAGCGGAACGCCTTACCACTATTAGCAGCAAGCTTTACCTCAGGAAGAACAAGCTGAACGTACGTCTTGTACATTAGGTCAGCGTTACGGTTGATGACAGCCGTCACACGCTTGTTGAAGTCCGCCTGACCGTTGAACGTCACCTCAATGGACTCCATCGCGAAGTTCGTGTGGCGCTTGTAGAGGATCTTCCAGAACGTGATCTGGGGATTACCAGAAATATAGATGTCCTGAGCACCATAAGACACAAGCTGCATAAGACCGCCGCCCATGTTTGTTTATGTCCTACAGCAAGAAAAAAATATTCCAAGGATAAATGAACGTCTGGCTCTACCCGACGGCGAATGCCATTTTAAATACGTTCCTTCGTTCTATAGTCCTGATTTTATTTATGGTTTTTGGGTTGAAAACAAGTATATATACTGCTTACTGGGGGGCTATTATTCATGATACTATCTCCTTGATCATGATATATCCATTAGTTCGTTGAGCCAAAACCACCAGCACCACGATTATCGGGAGCCGGAGGAAGCTCACGCTCAAACTGAACAATCACAATATTATCCCACGGCATAAAGTTACTCTGGCAAATCTGGAAAAGTCGAGTTCCGCGAGGAACAACATACTCATCATTTGTCCGCTCAAGAAGATCAACCTTTGCTTTAACATCTCCACGATACCCCATATCAATCAATCCAATCGAGTTAGCCATTCGAAATGGAGTCGCTGAAAGCGATGATCGAGGGAGAAGAAGGCATGGAACTGGACGATTGTCATGCGTAGCACCAACCTTAATATTCAGATTGAACGTATGAAGAACTGAATTGCGGTTTACTTCCTCATATAGCATAGGAATATCAAATCCAGAATCAGTATTACGACGATTATTAACAATATCGAAGAGCATGTTGCGAAGCACGATGTTGTCGGTGTAGATATATAGTGTGCTCATTTTCTTTTACAGATACGATGTGTATAAATAACAATACGCTATGGAAGATTATTTACAAGCAGCGCTATTATACCTTAGTATCTTTGGAACAATGATCGCTACACCGGTGTTATACGTTGTTTATACACTAGAACGACAGAGGCGGCGGCAACAGCTTGAACAGCAAGGAGCTTTGCAGACGCTGTTGTCCCAAGACGCCCAAGCAGGTACTGAACCAGAACGCCCAGAGGTGTAAAGAACCCTTCCGATCTTCCATCTGCTATAAAAAGTGCCGCCATATATGCTAATCCAACAACTATTGGGTTAGCATGTGTAAACAGTAGTGATGCGACAATCAGTAATGTTCCCATGTACTCTAAAAGTAAGCCGCGTGGCACCATATTAGTTAATTCTCATAGAAGAATTTTGAAGTCGAACATCAATTTACTCTCACTAATAAAAGACTATATAAATGACAACGAAGATATTCTTAGCATACCATGATGAGGATATATCTCAATTTAACCACCCAGATATTATTCCTATAAAACTTGATCAGTCTGAATACTTTGAAAGTGAAATATTCCGAATGCTTTCACCAGATATGATTCCAGAAGCAGACAATATTGGTATTATAACTCCATCAATTTTTAAGAAAGTGCCATCATTAAATCTTGAAGCATTGTTCACACAGAACCCCAATCCGTTTGCAAAACTTTTATTATGGATGGAACACATACCATGTGATTCAATAACAGCGAAACAACACGGGCAAATGTATATGGTTCTATATATCTGGCTTTTAGAGGAGCTCAATATTCCACTGACGATTGTCAACAAATATAAAGGATTTTACTCTAATATGTGGATAACCAAGCGACCAATATTTCTTGAGTATTTATCACTAGCAAAACAAGCGATCAAGTGTTTAGACTCTCCGCCTCCACACATACATTATGCTCTAAAAACAGATTCGATTTATAGGGGAAAACTTATAGGAACTGGTATTCTCGAAAAAAGATTTGGTAAACCGTATTACCCGTGGCAACCGTTTATAATGGAGCGACTCATCTGTGCGTTTGCTTATATCAAAGAAGCCACATGTTGACCTTCTTTAGAAGAGCAATCTTATATTCTTTACCAACTACATGATTTGCGTGAAAGAAATATATACGACTGGTATCTCCTTTCCACGAACCGTTAGTATACTCGTTTGGCGGATATACGAATAACTTAGCAGACCTATAATTTCTAATATCTGTAACTCTTGCTAGACTAAATATACTTAGCAGACAATGTTGATCATTTTTATTATCTGTGAGTCTCTGAAGCTTTTCGAGTTGTTCTATAATATTTAATGTCCCATCAGTTCTACGAAGTGACATATTTCCAGTACATTGCCATTTACAAAATTTATCTGTCGGAATGTTATTTTTAAAATACCAATCATATTGAAATACAATATCGTAAGATGAATACTGAGAGTAGTGATCAGCAGTTGGTTCTTTTAAGCAGACTACATCACAATCAATAAAATGTATAAATGTATATCTACTTAGAGCAGCTCGTAGAACGTTTGTTTTAGTATGGGTAAGTTTATTGTACAATACTGTGTCATACGTCTGAAACTCAGATGATACATTCTGTTCAAAAAGTTCAACTGTTAAAAAATCATGTTTAGATTGTGATAGCTCGTCGTATGTCTGCTTATCCAGACAGTAAAAGTGAAGCTTGTGATGTTTTAAAACCTTTGCTAAGTTCAGAATCAGGTTCTTAGCAAAGTCTATGTATCCATAGTTAGAATATGTGATCAGAACTGGAATGCTCATTTATTTACATACGTTTTAAAATAGTAAGTCCATTATTATTTGTTAGTCTCTTTTCAATCTTCCATTCAGGATGATCGGCAAGAAACTCTTCAACAGCAGGCCACAGTCCTTTATTGATTTCTTCAATAGGAATGCCAAACTGCTTGCTTTGTTCTTGAGCATTCATTTGCATACGAATAGTCTCACCTTGCCACTCGTCAACTGTAGTATCATGCATGATAATATACTTGCCAGCAAAAGAATGCCAACGAGCTAGTTCACGTTTTAGCTGACCATATACGTGCCAGGTATCAATGAAAAGAAGATCAGTTTTGATCAAAGGACATTCTAAATCACTCTGATTCCAGAATTGTGCATCGATTCCTTCAGCTTTACATAGTTCTAAAAACTTAGGCATATCCTTTGAAGCTCCTGGATCGATCATAGTTAGCTTATTTCCAGAAACACCCTTCAATCCCAGAGCAAATGCGTAAGAGCTTACGATTGATCTAACTCCACATTCTACAACAGATGAACATTGTTTTGTATACTCATACAGAACAGGAAGATGTTCGTTGATATCAGATCGGTTCTGACATCTTGTTTGGTATCCTTGTTGCATTTACAGCAATGAAATATTTTATTTAATCCAACTTGAACATACGCTTGTTTGCTGATAGTGTTTTAATTCATCATCTGCTAATTCTGATTTCCAGTTTATCAACCAAGGTCTGTGAACTGCAGTAAAGTCCCCGGCTACTCGTATATTAACTGAAGTGTAATTATTATTTATTAAACAGAATGTAGTGTCGATCATAGCATGGTATAAGGTAAAGTATTCGTCTGGTATTTTATTTGACCAGAATTTTGCTTCCCATTTTTTTATAGTGTGGCCTTGAAAAAATACATCATCTCTAATATTATTTGTAATATCTAATGCAAATCCCACTTTATTTGCTTTGTACTTATCTGATAATTCGCATAAAATCTCTATAAAATTGTCGGGTAGATTAGGATTTAGTAATAAATCTGGATCGGTAATTATATATCGCGACCCACCAATCTTTTTGATATCTTCTCCATAGATAACTCTGTATCCATAATTTGCATTTTTACGTATTACATTCACATCTATGTTTTTTAAATATTCTATCAGTGGAGGGTACGTACTGCAGTTATCCACTATATAAATATTCTTTGTATATTTTTTCAATTGATCAACCATGCTTTTCACATATGTAAGATTGTTAAATGAGATAATAAAAATTGGAACCATTTATATAAATGAAAACGTTTTTTTGCAAAAAGAACGATGTAATGCTTACACTGAATGATGATGATAAAGACCAGAATTTGCCATTTTGGAAAAATATATTTTCATCATGGGAACGTGAAACCTTCCAGGTTTTTGATCAAATGTTGCATCCAGAAAAAACCTTCATAGACATTGGTGCGTGGATCGGCACTACATGTATATATGGAAGTAAAAAATCAAAACACGTGTTTGCTATTGAAGCAGATATCGCCTCATTTGCTGACCTATCTAAAAACATCAATCTAAATTCCAAAAATATAACACCTGTCAATCGAGCTATTTTTAACGTAGATGATCGAATCATACATTTTGGAAAAAACAAGTTTATGCAAAATTCAAAATTAAACGATAGCACTTCTCAAATTTATACAACTAAGGATAATTTGCATGACACTTATCCTGTAAAAACTATTACCATCTCCGGTCTTATTAAGATGTATGACATACGAGTAGAAGACATTTCACTCATAAAAGTAGATATCGAAGGAGGAGAAGAGAACATACTCGACGACCTGTATTCATTACACAAAATACACGGCGTTCCACTCTATATATCATTTCACTATAGCTGGTGGAGTGATAAGAATTTAGATAGATTTACATTTTTAACATCTGAACAAAAAGCTCAGATATATAAGAATCCATTTGGATCGTTATTATTCAAAAATAGTAATGTACAGTAACAAATAAAAGAAATTATAATTCAATCTGACTATTGGGTTGGTTCATTATCACTCCAAAATCAAACTCCTTGGCAGGTTCCGGGATCTGTATACAAAGAGGATGAACTTTTAAAATCAGATGATATAGCTCTTGAAATGGGTACGGGTGGTTCAACACTATTTTTAGCTGCTCGCTGTAAAAAAGTTATCGCAGTAGAAACTGATCATAGCTGGTTTGTTGAAGTTAACAAAAAAATTAAGGAATTGGGTATATCAAACGTCCATCTACTATATATAACTAAACAACATGAACTAGAAAGGTTTATCTCTGAGTGTAAAGATGCGATAACCGTATTTTCAGTTGACACTGTTCATGGCTATAACCGGTCAAGACAGCTGAATGCAGGACTAGCAAATAAAAATTTTCGTCTCAGAACAATCGTATTAGATAATTATGCTGCACGAGAACTCTTTCCTGAACATTGGAAGATAGAAAATATCTTACCTTTGGAAAAAGATGTAAAAATTTTTACATATAATGATGCAAGATGGTGCGGAAAAGGTACAAGAATTTATTCATTGGCTACTCAAATACTAAGCGGGGAACGATATGCATTGCCTCCAGCTCCTGACACCACAACTTCATAGCATAGGGAATCGTCTTCATCTCAAACTCAGTTTGGACTCCACACGTTCCACAGTCGTAAAGGGATGCTTCCTTGTTTACTACTGCCAGGACTCCACAATTCTTACAGAAACCCGTATGGAATGGATCAGACACATCCATCAGCCGCTCCTTCGTGAACATAGCCGTTCCGTGAGATAGCATACAATCACGCTCCATCTCTCCCACACGCAGACCACCATCTCTGCTTCGCCCCTCACATGGCTGACGCGTAAGGCTGACGATCGGCCCACGAGCACGTGAATGCTTCTTGTCACTCACCATGTGCTTCAGCCGCTGATAGAAGGTCGGTCCCATAAAGATCTCAGCCTCCATCATCTCACCAGTCTGACCATTGTACATGATCTCGTTGCCATATGGATGCATGCCAAGCTCAACCATATGCTTACGAAGGTCTTCGATCTTCAGATGAGAGTATGGGGTTCCATCGCCCATCGTTCCCTTCTCAGTACAGATCTTACCAAACATCGTCTCCATCAGCTGAGCAATTGTCATGCGTGAAGGAACAGCGTGGGGGTTCATGATAATGTCAGGACGCAGACCAGATGCCGTATATGGCATGTCCTCCTCGTTGAGAATGATACCACACGTACCCTTCTGTCCATGACGAGAACTGACCTTATCTCCGATCTCAGGCACACGCTCAGATACTGCGCGTACCTTGATGAACGGATATCCATCTGAGTTCTTATCCTGCCACACACCATCAACACGACAGGGTTCAGCACCCTTATGAGTTGTAGATGAGTCGCGGAAAGCATAACCGTGTGAATCCTGCTTGAGATTGGTAACCTTGCCGATAACAACATCATTCTCCTGAACAATTGAATTCACTGCTGGCATGCCGTTCTCCTGAATAGCATGATACGATGAATTCTTGAATCCACGAGTATTCTCACGACGCGGCTTGGCAAACTTCTCCTCCTTGCCAGATGCCACATTACGATGCTCTTCGTCCTTGTAGATCGTGTAATACAATGAACGAAACAGGCCACGATCCAGCGCACCCTTGTTCAGGATAACTGAATCCTCCTGATTGTAACCAGAATAAATGCCAATCGCAACAATAGCATTGTAACCAAAGGGCATCTCCTGAACCTTCATGACATTCATCATGCGAGTCTCTACAAAGGGACGCATAGGAGAGCAAAGCACATAACCATTCTTATCGAGACGCTTTGAGTAGTTCTTTGCGTACAGACCCATAGCCTGCTTGCCCATAGCTGACTGATACGTATTGCGCGGCGACTGGTTGTGATCAGACATCGGAATTGTACTGGCCATATGACCCAGCATCAGAGACGGGTGAATCTCGCAGTGAGTATGATGACCAGTTACCTCTGCTGGCATCATTGCTACACGAACAGTATCTGACTCTGCTGGATCAATATACTCGACGTTCGTCTTCACCCAATCATTCCAATCAGATGATGCTGGCTTACCCAAGATCTTTCCATCTTGAACCTTGAATAGCGGGCGAACAATACGACCACCATCTGTCTCAATACTGATGTCTTGCTTGGTAACACTCCAAGTGATCCCAGAGTGAGGGTGAAGAACAAATGTCCTCTTTGCCTCTTTGAGAATATTGAAGACCATTGCTGGCTTTTGAGTATATGCTACAATGACACCATTGATGGAGATTGGCGTACCAGGAGCATTGTTCAGATCAGTAATCCAATCAACGTCCGCAGTGTCGATGAGACGCATCGCAATCATAGATGGCGTGTGTTGACTGATCGATGTCATCATAGACATTGCCTTAACAATACCAACCGAATGACCTTCTGGCGTCTCTACTGGGCATACATAACCAAATGATGTGCCATGTAGCTTGCGAGGAGCAAGTAGCTTACCTGACTTCTCCACAGGCGTCTGGATACGCCGCAGGTGGGAAACAGTTGCCAGATAAGATAGGCGATTCAGGACCTGAGATACACCAACCTTCGTTGCTGTAGACCCTGCGTTGGCAGGACCCACGCCCTGAACAGTGAAGTTACCCGTAGCAAGTGCCTGCTTCAGCTTTCCTTCGATGGTCGAAACCTTCAAGATCTTGTACAGATTATTGATGTTCAGAACTTCCAGAGGACGAGGCTCGCCCTTCTTCCACGTATCATTGTTTACTTCGTGAACAAACTTGCCACGGACATCCTTACACACCTTCTGAAACAGCTGCCGAAACAGATGAGTCAGAAGAGCGCCCGTTGTAACTACACGCTTGTTAGGATACGCATCACGATCATCCAGAGGAATCTTTCCCTGAACTGTCAGGATAAGACGCTTGATCATGAGGGAGATGAGGATGCACTTACGAGACTCGAAGGTCTGCTTAGACGCAGTATCACCGCCAAACTTTACGTGAGGCAGAAGTTCGCTCTCCAGAAGGATGCGAACATACTCCTTCTTGTCCTCCATGCTCGTACCGTACTGAAGATGATGAGATAGGTAGTCAACCGCATCATCGCGGCTGTATACCTTGATATCAGAACACTCACGGAACGAAGCCGTAAGAGACTCATACTGCTCAGTATTCGTTCCCCAGACCAGCTTCACGATATCCTCGTCTGCTTCCAGACCCAGTGCGCGAAAGATAACCATCACTGGAATATCCTCACGAAACCGAGGGAAGCAAGCAGTTAGCGGCTGACCAAATCCATTGAACTTAGTATTCATGCGAATCTCAAGCTTCTTGGGAGGCATAGTGAATGACTCATGAAGAGACTTTAGTTCTACAGTGTGAGTATACTTTGCTGCCGTCTTCTTAGAAGCAAACACCATGATACGGTTATCTGCTACCTTCTCCTGACACAGGATCGTACGCTCAGAGCCATGGATAATGAAATAGCCAAATGGATCGTTAGGGCACTCGCCAAGTTCCTCGTATGACATAGGATAGTCCTTCATGATACAGAGGGATGACCCAAGCATGACTGGAATCTTGCCCAGAGAAATGCCCTCGAATACACGAGACTGCTCTGAAATCACGTCCAGCTTCTCACCAGAATACATGCGAGTCACAAACCGAACATCCGCAAACATCTGGGCTGCGTATGTGAAGTTGCGAAGGCGTGCTTCCTGGGGAAACATGGGCTTCACGCGACCAGTGGCCTCATGAATACGAGGCTTGATATATGTGATATTCTCAAATGATAGACGAAACTCGTACTTATACTTCTTTGTTACCTCATCTTGCTCATGCCATACTACAATCGGTGCTGTGGACGACACGATCAGAGGAAGCTTATTGCGAATGAAATCTTCATATGATTCGATCTGGTGCTCTACTAGCTTCTGGGGTCCCTGATTCACAAAGAACGAACGAATTGCCTCCCAGTCCATAGTATCTTTTTAAGAGCAGTTCCACGTAAATCATTCTCTATTCGTTTTTAACAAAGGAATGGACACCAAAAAAATCACCATCCAAAAGGTAGGAGCTGAAGAAAAAGCTCCTGAACCTAAATCAGGTGGGCGTAAGACTCTGAAGACCTTCCCAAGAGGTATTATGAAGAAGTCTTCCAAATTTACTCTTAAGGGAACATCTGATCCTGCTAAGTCTCCTTCTCTAAAGAAGGGTATGAGAAAGCATACCTTGCGTATGTTGACGGAGAAAGGACTAAAGAAGCATCGTAAGACTTTGAAGCGTCGTATTTCAAGCATGAGTGATTCCAAAGTTCAAGATGTTGTTCGTAGCAAGGGATTAGTTCTGAATTCAAAGACACCTCCGGCGATTTCCAGACAAATCTTAGATAACGCTGTATCTGCTGGATTTGTTTCCGTATAAATTCATAATGAGCAAGCTTTGGGGACCACTGGGATGGATGACTTTACATTCGATCAGTCTGATATATCCAGAACAACCGACAGATATGGAAAGGTATATAGCATCGCGGTTTCTGGATTTATTTGGAGAGACAATTTCATGCAATGAATGCAAGCTTCACTTTAAGACGATGTATTCTCTGTATAAGACTATTCACCCAGAATATTTGAACTCTCGTCAGGACTTTGCGCTGTTTATTTTTAGAGCGCATAACACTGTAAACATGCGATTGGACAAACCAACACCAAGGACAGTATCAGAATGTCTTGCGACACTTAAAACTGCGACACAGCAAACTTCTCTGGCTACATTTAGAACTTCATATCTGGCATATCTAACACGTAATTGGGGTCGTGATATTAGTGGAGAAGGGATGATATCTAAGGGTCAGGTAAAAGAGATGGTAAAAATAAACAATGAATATTGGTCACCGAGAGACATACCAATTCCAGATTTAATTGAAGGGGATGTTATGTCACCTATCCAGTCTTCTAACCTCAGAGTAACAACACACGGAATTGCTATATCAAGCATAATTGGTTTCAAAGGGGGCAAACTGATGTTAAAGAAGAAGTAGGACTCCAAGGAATACTGATCCGAGGTTTCATCTCCCAATCATACCTCTTCATCCAAGTTTCTCTGGTCTCTTCATAGTGTTCATCAAAATATACAGCTCTGCGTTTCGATCGCCGCAATGACGCAGAAGGCAAAATCACTTGAAGCTGGTCCGTAACTTTATAAGTAAGTTTTTCCTTAGCAATGGTTGTCTCATAAAGCTGAACTATATCCTGAATCAACGGAGCTTCAGGATATGGATATACCCACCCCCAATTGTACACCTCATTTGTCTTGAAATAATACATTGTCCAGTGAAATGTTTTCCAAAAAGCATCCACGACTGGCTCCATATTTGTGACGCCATCCAAAATATGAAGCCCATACTTAGCCGATACACAATCTGCTCCTCGACCAACTATAGCCCGTTCAAATGGTTGCTTACGTAACTTAATACGCTCCTTCAAGACACTCAACTCCTTCTCTGCTGAATAATCCATAAACACAGCACGACCTTCCTCCGTTGTCAGATCAGGTTTTCCAGATTTGGTGTAATACTCCAAAGCACGACCATATCCATCCTCACGCAAAGAGAAGATACCTAAACTCGGCATAAAGTCATTCCCAAAGCAGAGTACGCTCAGTGTTAAGTATTGCTCAATTTCGATTGGGAGAAGTGTAATCAACTTCTGAATATCCAGCAAAGAGAATTCAGCCTGCTTTAGAGAAGGATCGTTGAACTCACCAGACTCTCGAAGCAAGGTAAGATCGACCGCAAGTTTGTGATTAAACAACGACAGCAAAATCAAATCAGCATCTAATCCATAAATACAAACAGACTTGCGATCATCTTCTGGAAGCCTTTTAATCTGCTGAAAAATCTTATGTTCGCCTTCACCTGGAATTTGGGTGGGAGATACCTCTGCAGTTGGAAACCGCTTCCTGATCTCTTGTTCCAGAGCACGCATGTAAGGAGTATCAGGTGAAATCTGGTTTTTATCAAATACCTCTGACTCCTTGATTCTGAACCGTCTGTATCTCTGCTGAACGATCTTAGCATATGGTACCAGACCATCAAAGGCAATAAATACCTTCTTTGCTCGACATGTGTGTTTGAGTATATGTTCTAATGCGTCCAACACACTCTTAATCGGATCAGTTACGTGAAGATAACGATGAATCAGACAATTGAAATCAATACCCAGAACATCCACATCGATCGGATCGCGAACAACTCGTGTGATTCCAGAATGGTTACGTATCAAACTGGCAAAATAAAAAGGAATGCCCATTGGGTATCTTAGACATCAAATATGAAAATGTAAAAAACGGAGCATCCCGCTCCGCCCACCTCACCCACTCTTGGGCCTATTGGTGTCTAACTCCGGCGCC